AGGATGCGTACATCACTGGTCAACCTCAGGTCAGTTTTTTCCGACAAAACTATAAGCGTCACACCAATTTTTCTATGCGACCAGAGCGCGTGGACTACATTGGTACTTTTGGTGCCTCCAACGAAGTTGTCGTTCCACTCCGCTCCAAGGGTGATCTCTTGAGCTACATCTGGATTGAAGCTGAGGGTATCGCCTTGCCAGGTGGTAACAATGCCATGTTTGATACTTCCGCGTCTCAACCAACCACTTTCCAACTTTGGATTGGTGGTCAAAAGGTGTGCGAACTCGATTCCCTTTTTGTTCAGGGTGTTCACAATGTGTTGTACAATGACAACTCAGCCAAGGCTACAACAAGACACACCCTTGAAACTGCCCAAAACAACTCAAATGGTGATCACTATGTAATTCCATTCTTTTTTGGTGAAGACTGGACCAAGTGCCTCCCATTGGTGGCTCTTCAATACCACGAAGTTGAGCTTCGTATCAAGATCCAAGATCAATTTTCCGCCGCTGGCACTCCAAAGATTTACGCCAACTATGTGTACTTGGACACCGATGAGCGTAAGTTTTTCACCGACAATGAACATGAATTGTTGATCACACAAACCCAATACCAACCAGGTACTCAAACCGATACCGAGTTTGATCTTACCTACTTTAATCATCCAGTGAAGGCACTCCACTTGGTCGCTGGTAATATTAACAACGCCGATTGGGAAACCAACTACACTTTTGGCACCGGCTCGCTATACATCAATGGTACCGCTCTCTTTGAAAACATGTCTAATGTTTACCACCACGAAGTTGTACCAGAAATGCACTGTTCCGCTCTCGGTGTTGACAGTCTTGTTCAAGACAGTGTGTACACATGGCCATTCTGCCTCAATTTGGATAAGTCTCAACCAAGTGGCTCACTCAACTTCTCCCGTATTGACAACGCAAAGTTGTTGCTTAATGGTGTAACTTCAGCTAGCTCTTCAAGTCCTGCTCGCGTCTACGCGGTCAATTACAACGTTCTTCGCATCAAGAACGGTATGGCTGGTGTCGCTTTCGGTAACTAATTTTACTTTTAACATAATTACAAAACCTTACATACGATTGGTTTAAAAATATCAATGATATGTAGGATAAGATGGATCTCGTTCCAATCAAACTTATTAAAAATCGCGATGTTCGTGATCGTCTTTTGAGGGTAAAGGGTGAGTCCGCTGAGATTGACAAAAACGACTACATTGAGAGTAAGATGAACACGAGTCTCGCGGCGAGGCATCTCATGGCTATTGAAGATGCCGCTGAAATCGCGAAACAACTTCTCCAAAGCCGTGGAGTCTTTGAACAGATTGGGAAAGATATAAAAAAGGAATCCAACTATGACTTCAAGTTTGTGTGTCGTAAAACATCCAACATGACGAAATCCACAAAGAACCGTAAAGGTGTTCAATATCTTCATATAGCGCACACGTACCCGGGTGGTGACGGACACTACGCCCTCGCGAGGGTCAATCACAGAGAGAAGTCAATTAAATTATTCAATTCCATGGGTGCGGGGCGTACAGAATTCAAGAACGAACTGCGCGCGGTATATGGAAATACGTATACCATACGAAATAAACAATCCACAGCCCAACCGACGGGTGGATTTGTGACGACAAATTTGGAAAATTATAAAGATCTTCTTCGCAATACAAAGATAAATATAAGAAACACAAAGGTTCTTGAAAAGTCTTTTGAAATTTCACAATATGATGAATTGTCTCAACATCATTTTTGTTACATAGAAGCCTTCATCGCCATGATGCACGATACTCTCGGAACACCCCTCGGTCCAAGAGATCCACGGGATCGTCTCGTATTCATAAAGATGGTGGTGTGGGGACTCATTCATAAATATGTACCACCCTCAAATAGAAAGACACTCCGATGGAAATACTTTGAAACAAACTTTCCATATTTTTTGAAAATCACAAACACCAGTGGTAACCGATTTAACTTGAATCACATCGCACAAATACCAAAACTTGTGAATGGTATCAATGTTGAAAAGGCTAGAAAAACTTTAGTAAAAATAGAATTTCCCAAAACTATTAATAGCTCATGGTCTTTGACTCAAATACTAAATTGGGCGGGGAGTCAAGTATAAAAATCATAATTTTGGTGGTCCATCATATACAAAATTTGTAATTATATATTTTTCACCCTTTTCTAATTTCTTACCTCTGTGGATATATGTCCACGTCGCTGGAAATATAACCATTTTACCAGCTTCAGGTCTTATAGATTTACCATTCAGGAAGTCTGTAGTGCCACCATCACCTTCTTCTACATCATTCATGTATATAATATAAGTAAAAATGCGATTACTATGTGCATCATCATGCCAACGATAAAATCCACCTACTTCAGTTTTTTGTATCTGGGGTTTTCCAATACATGACCTCCGAACTAACCCACCAATAGTACTGTTTTTACAAATATTGTTTTCTTCGGCATATTTTATATATTGTGTAAGCCCATTTTTTACACATATTATAACTGTTTCTATCACATCTCGCCAGTCTTTCGATATGTATTCGTCGCAACTTATATACAAATCTGTACTTACTTTGATTGTTAAATCCAACCCACTATTTGTCCGTCCACATTCTCTATATGGACTATTTTCAAAACGTTCTATTATGTTTTTACACATTTCTCGATCCATAACATTTTCTATCGTGTATACGTAATCCATTGTACATTTATAATGTAAGTTCTTTAATCTTCTTGATTCGATATCAGTATAAAATCTGTGTATATTGTAAATGATTCCAGCTATTATTGTTGGAACTCTCGCAGCCGCCGCAGCGTACACCTTCACAGGTGATAATCTCGTGAGTTCCAAGGAAGCTAAGAAACTGATTCGCTCAGGAAAGATAAAGAAAGTCATCGATGTTCGCACAATTACCGAGTACAGATCTGGTCACTATCGGGGTGCCATCCATATTCCAGTGAATAAAATTAGTAAAAAAACAACGACTGAACTCCCAAAGAAGGGTTTGCTCGTCTACTGCAACACTGGGCAACGAGCCAGATTTGCGGCAGAGAAATTAGAGGAATTGGGTTTTGAAGATGTGTATTACATTGCGGGACACTACTCAAGTCTTAAGTGAGACCCTCGATGACCGCTTTCGTCTTTTCGTACATTCGCTTCGCGTGGAACTTTTCATCCTTGAGTTGTTCCCAAATCGTCAATCGATACTCCAAGAATTCTAAGAATCGCTCAGGGTTTCGTTTGGACTTGTAACGGACCTTTTCACCTTTCATCGCCTCATTCATGGCGGCAATCTTGGCTTCAAACATGCGTTTTTGCATGGCATCTGGACTCTCACGAGACGTGATTTCTTCCTTTTTGAGCGCCATTTGTAATACAGTTGCGCAACATCTTTAATTGATTGTAAGAAGTGCTTTGTCTCTCCATTTTGTGACTGTGTACACAGTGACACCCAATTCCACTGCGAGGTCTTTTAGGGTTAGGTGTTTACCATAATAGTTTTCAAGAATGTATCGGCTCATATCATCTAGACCATAGAGGATATCAGGTTCTTTGTCGTAATACGGTGGAGTTTCATAAAATTGAAGTTCCTCATGTATCGTGGTTCGTCTCAAACAATTTTTACAACTCCAGTAAATCCACGGATATGCGTATGTACTAAACTTGAAACCCAACTCCGGATTAAACTTTTGAGCCGCCCGAACGAGACCGTGTAGTCCCACACTATTTATATCCTTCCTCGTATGTATACCACGTTGTAGCGGGTATGTTTTGAAATATACATCATTTGAAACTTTATAAGCAAGTTTGACATGATTGGCTATCAATTCCTTCTTATAGAGGTTCATCTTGTACTTTTTATGTTCGTCTACTTTAATAGGTATGTTTGTAGCATTAACTGTAATCGCAATTTTGGTTGTGATACCGATTGTAGTTGTGACGTGTACCAAGCTTCACGACGATACCGACGAGTCTATTTTTTGACTGGTCCTAAAACAACTTCTGGTGATAAATACTTCTTTAGAACATTCGGTGGATGGAGCATATCAAACTCTTCCGTCGCATCCTTTCCAGCGAAAAGCATGATCGCCTTCTTTCCACCTGGATGATCTGGCAAAAACTTTGTGAGATCATACACGATATCTTTGATAATTACCCAACAATCTTCTTCGGTATTGTGTTTCGCAATTTCAGTGAGAGATAAGTCTCTTGGATTAATGTGATCATTAATTGATTTTATTCTGTTCATTTCTATTATATCTCATCATTTTCTGACTTAGGGGTTTCCTCTTCCACACTTTCCAATTTGGATGTGTCATTAGGTTGTAAACGCTCTTTTGCGGGGTGTTCCAGAATTGGTGGACCCTCATATATGAAATTTGTAATTAGATATTTAACCCCCTTCTTCAATGTAATACCACGGTGAACATATGCTAAATTCGCAGGAAATATTACAAGCTTACCAGCTTTGGGTTGTATGTGTCCTCTATTAAGAAATTCGGTAGTTCCACCAACACCTTCTTCAACATCGCTTAGATAGAGTATGTAAGTTAAAATTCTATTTAAGAATCCATCGTGATGCCATGTATAGAATCCATCTTTTTCAGTTTTTTGTATTTGAGGAAGACCAATTGTAGCGTTATTTACTGTTTTATGTACCGCGAGACATCTATCCAACCCCTCTGTATGTACATAATCTTGGTATTTCAAAAGTGCCTCATTTACGCATTCCCCCACTTCATCCACAACATCCTGCCAATCTCCCCTTATACCGGATCCGGAAATTGGCAAATCTATACTTTTTTTAACTTTTTCGTCTATTCCACTAACTGTTGCTCCCACGACCTTTCTTTCATCTTTTTCAAAGCGGGAAATAACATCTTCGCAAAATTCTTTGCTAACGACATTGTCAATTTCAAGAATGTAATCCATGTCTAAATAATTAAAGTATTTTAAACTTTAAGTTAAGAGTCTATCAAGCCTGATCCTCTCCTTGTTTGGAAACACCGTGAGTTGCATCACTTGTCCTTCAAGGTACACTTGTCCATGGTTTTTTATTCTATCATCTTTAATGACCTGGTCAACTCTTACAAGATTTACGCGCACCATCTTCGCACTTGAAGATTTACTATGATGTATAGCGAGGAGTGCAGCATCCTTCTTTGTCTCCTTTGGTATAGTATCCTCTTCATAACATACAACAACATGCGCTCCAGGACCACCATCTATATGAAGCCACCACTCATTGGGGTAACTTGACAGGGTAAGGTCGTCGTTTTCCCTGGCATTTTCCCCCACTTTAATTTGAATTCCATCGTGTGATATATATGTCTTCATTAATTCAAATGGTTCTTATCTTCTATGTATATTCGTAACCAGTATGTACTTTGCATCAGCTTTAATTAAACGACCTGTGTGTATAAATGGCCATGTAGTTGGGAATATAGTCAGTTTACCAACTTCAGGTTTAATTGACCTCCCATTTACAAATTCGGTAGTACCACCTTCATTGGTTTCAAGTGTATTTAAATACACAAAACATGTAAATACCCGGTGTTCACCAGGAATATAGTCCTGGTGCCATCTATAATGTTTACCTTTTTCGATCCTTTGAATAGAGGAGGGTCCAATTTCAAGTGGAAAAATTGTGTGATCAAGTACAAAGTCCATATCACCATCTTCATCTATGCCAGCATCTTTAAGAATGCCTTTTACGTGTTCAACGTATGTATTAATCGCATTTTTAAGATAGTATTGAATCTTAGTATTTGCGATTTCCCAACCAGGGGACGTTAATACATTCAACTCTGTGCTACTCTTCCATTCTTCGTTAAGATACGCGCGACCATCACCGCCTTCCAGTGCACCTTTCACTTGATTCTGGGTATCATTTTCAAATTTGTTTATGATGTTTTTACATAACTCAGATGAAAATACGTTTGGAATTTCCAGAATAAACTTATCCATTTTGTAAATTACAATTTAAATCTTTAATTATTATAAGATGTTTAGGAATCCAGCCGACAACGACGCGGTCCGAATCAATAACTCAGACTCAAATTACAATGAGGCTAACTACAACGGAGCGCGTGGATTACGAATCAATAACTCAAAC